CGGAGATCAAGTCTTTGTGCGTGATCCAGAAACATTTGAAATGATGTGGGTAGACATGACCAAAGTGGCTCGTGTGATTGTAAATGAATCAGAAGGCAAACGTCCCGAGCAGTATGTGATTCGCGACATCAATCCCAACTTTCAAAACATGACTGTGGCAGCCAAGACTACTACAGACTACATGACAAACCCTGTTACAGGCACAATCTCAGGTGCTGCTAACTATACCATGCCCAATGGCGGCACAGGCGGCGGTGTGGGTAACAGTCGTTTCATGCAGGCCATGAATGAAGTTTGCTTGGATGCCAAGCACGTGGTGCACATGAGTTTAAACGAAGGACTTGATGTGTTTTGGCCGTTTGGCAAAAGCATCTTGGAAAATATTTACAAAGTGTTCAAGCAGAAAGAACTGCTGGAAGACTCAATTCTTATCTATCGTGTGAGTCGTGCTCCTGAACGACGCATCTTCAAGATTGATGTGGGCAACATGCCCAGCCACTTGGCCATGCAGTTTGTGGAACGCATCAAGAACGAAATGCATCAACGTAGAATTCCTACCACTACTGGTGGTGGACAGAACATGATGGATGCCAGTTATAACCCACTCAGTATCAACGAAGACTACTTTTTCCCACAAACAGCAGACGGTCGTGGCAGCTCAGTAGACACTCTGCCAGGCGGACAAAACCTAGGCGAAATCGACGACTTAAAGTACTTCAACAACAAAATGGCCCGTGGACTACGTGTGCCATCTAGCTATTTGCCCACAGGACCAGACGATTCAGGCAAGACATTTGATGACGGAAAAGTAGGCACAGCCCTTATTCAAGAGTACAGATTCAACCAGTATTGCGAACGGTTGCAAGCGTTGATCTGCCAAAAACTAGACGATGAATTCAAGATGTTCATGAAATGGCGTGGGTTTAACATAGACTCTAGCTTGTTTAACATCAAGTTTAATGCACCTCAAAACTTTGCAAGTTATCGTCAAAGCGAACTGGATAACACACGTATTCAAGCATTTACCAGCATGGAACAACTGCCATACATGAGCAAACGCTTTATGTTAGAACGTTTCTTGGGCTTGACAGAAGACGAAATCAAGAAGAACGAAGAGATGTGGCGTGAAGAACGTGACTCGCCAGAGATGAAACCCACCACAGGACAAGATCTACGATCAGTGGGCATTACTCCGGGCGCACTAGAAACAGACATTCAAACAGGTGAAGACATTGGTCAGATGACACCAGATGGCGGCATGGGCGGAATGCCTGGTGCTGTGCCTCCTGCCCCTGGCGGAATGCCTGGTGGTGCCGCACCCCCGCCAGTATAAATAAGCCTATGTTACTAACAGAATTTTGGCATAAAGAACCTGAAGCATATCAGGATGTTGCACAAGACAACAGCCAGCCTCAAATTGGCGACCTGCGTAAAAGTCGCCTTACCTTGCGTCAGCTAAACAAACTGCGCAAGATGAATGATGTACGAGCCTATGAGTACAAAGAAAAACTCAAACTTGTTCGTCAACAATACTCACCACCAGCTGCCCCTCCAATGTAAACGGCATTTATTGTCGTTTTGCCCCCATAAACCACCTATATTTCATCTAGTGTGTAAATAACAACACACTTTACCTATAGGAGTTTTTCATATGAACCGTTTTGAACAATTGATTGAATATGTGATCAATGATGACGAGCAAAAAGCTCGCGAACTATTCCACGACATCGTTGTGGAAAAAAGCCGCCAGATCTACGAAGACATCATGGCTGAAGAAGCCGAAGAAATCGAAGAAGGCGCAGACGAAGAATTAGACGAGATGGACATGGGCGGCGACGCCAGCAATGATCTAATCGACGACGTGGAAATGGAAGAAGAATCTGACATGAACATGGAAGCCGAAGGCGACGAATCTGATGTAGAGTTTGACGACGAAGCAGAAGAAGACGGCGAAGATCTTACCAAAGACATGGAAATGGATAACGATGAGTTTGGCGGTGGTGATGAGCCAGCTACCAAAGACGACATCATGAATTTAGAAGACAAACTAGACCAGTTAATGGCCGAGTTTGAAGACCTCATGGGCGGCAATGACGACATGGGCGGAAATGGCGACATGATGGGTCCTGATGAAGGCGGCGACGCTCTTGAAATGGACGACACAGAAGAAATGGGCATGATGGAAGCTGTGAGCTTAAAAGCAGCCCCAAAGCCAGTGACCGGTGAGCAAGGTGCTTATTCCAAGAGCCCAGTTGCAGCCAATGCAGGCGCAAAAGGTCCTATCGGCAACACAGTTAAGCCTGTACACGCTGGTGGCGAAATGGGTGGCAAGCATGACACTTCTGCCTACAGCAACAACACAAAAGATCTCATTGGTGACTTCCAGAACAAAGCTGGCGCTAGCATGAAAGATCAAAAGCCTGCTACTAAGCCGCACTTGGGCCAAGCATCAGGTGTAAACACAAAGTCTCCAGTAGCTAGAGGCTAATTTGCAATGAAGACGTTAAGAGAACAACTTACCTTTAATCAGGCTAACATCCAAGTGTTGGAAGAATCCGACATGGCTGGAGGTAAGAATCTCTATCTTAAAGGCATCTGTATTGAAGGCAACAAGCGCAATGCAAATGAACGTATCTATCCTTTACACGAGATATCTAAGGCAGTTAATACTATTAATCAACAGATTAAAGAAGGTAACTCCGTTTTAGGTGAAGTGGATCACCCAGATGATTTGAAGATTAACTTGGATCGTGTGTGCCACAGCGTTGAAGGCATGTGGATGGATGGAGACGCAGGATGTGGCAAACTTAAAATTTTGCCAACTCCAATGGGAGAATTGATCAAGACGTTGCTACAATCTGGTGTTAGACTAGGTGTATCAAGCCGTGGAAGCGGCAACGTTGATGACAGAACAGGACATGTAAGTGACTTTGAAATTGTCACTATAGATGTGGTTGCACAACCCAGCGCACCCAATGCGTATCCAACAGCAATTTATGAAGGTCTCATGAACATGAAGCACGGTCATAAGCTGATGGAGATGGCTCGGGAATCTGGTGAAGGCGACAAAGTACAGAGATACCTAAAGAATGAAGTTAAAAGACTCATTCGGGATCTCAAAATCTAAGGAGAACCAGGCATGTTTGATGCAATTAAACCCTTGCTTGATAGTGGCCTAATTAACGAAGACGTTAGTCAAGAACTCAACGAAGCTTGGGAATCAAAACTAAACGAAGCCCGTGAACAGGTACGTGGAGAACTCAGAGAAGAGTTTGCACAACGCTATGAGCATGACAAGACAGTAATGGTAGAAGCCCTAGACAAGATGGTAACAGAAGGTTTGGCCGCAGAAATTGCGCAAGTGGCTGCTGAGAAGCAGGCACTTACGGAAGATCGCGTTCGTTTCCAACACAAGATGAAAGAATCCGCACAGAAGTTCAATGGCTTCATGGTTTCTAAACTTGCAGAAGAAATTGGCGAATTGCGCAAAGACCGCAAAATGCACACTGAAGGAGTTGCAAAACTCGAAAACTTCGTGGTGCAAGCATTGGCACGTGAAATCACAGAATTCGCCAAAGACAAACGCGATGTCGTAGAGACAAAGGTACGTCTGGTACGTGAAGCACGTGGCAAACTTGAACAGTTGAAGAGTCGTTTCGTAAAAGAATCTGCTCACAAAATGAGTCAAGCTGTTAGTCGTCATCTAAAGGCTGAGTTGAATCAGTTACAGGAAGATATCAAAATTGCTCGTGAAAACAATTTTGGTCGTAGAATCTTCGAAGCGTATGCGTCAGAGTTCGGAGCCACTCATCTCAATGAGAAGGCAGAAGTCCGTAAACTGTATGATGTTATCGCTGAGAAAGATCAGAAATTGCGTAAAGCAATCGCACTTACCCAACACGCCAAAGTGGTGGTTGAGTCCAAAGAACGTGAACTGCGTATGATCAAAGAATCCAATGAGCGTGAAAGCACAATGGATGAATTGCTACGTCCCTTGAATCGGGAAAAGCAAGAAGTTATGCGTAATTTACTCGAAAGCGTTCAAACACCCCGTTTGAAAAATGCTTTTGAAAAGTATCTACCAGCAGTGTT